GAATACTATATCAATAATGATCCAGAGTGTGTTATTATCGTTGACTCTATGTCCAATATGGTTCCTAAAATTGAACTTGAGGGAGAGGTCAGAACTGGAGTTCGCAACGCATTACCAAGGCTCCTATCAATGTTCTTTAAGCGCATTGGCGGCTCTGTCACGAAGAACAAAACAATTATTATCTGCATCACTCACAATATCGCCAATACTAGCGGTAGTAGATACGCGCCAATGAAAATGGCAGACTGCGGTAATATGTTGCAATATCAAGCCGGAACAAATATGATTATCACACATCGTGGAAAATGGCAGGTTCCTGCACAGACTGGGCCACACGTAGGACAAATCGCAAACTGGAATATTAAAACCTCAAACGCCGGAGGTATACCAAACTCTACTGCCGAGAGCTGGATTAGATATGGCATAGGCATAGACGAGGTACAAGAGGTAGTGCAGATAGCTTGTGAGTTTAGGTTGATAAAGACTGCTGGAGCTTGGTACACTATTCAGTGTGCTATTGACGAGAAGGAAGAGCCAGTCATAGCTAAACTACTAGGGTCGAATGAGGTGGGCGAGAAAGAAGAAGATATTGAAAGGTTCTTCAAGTTTCAAGGCGTTAACAACCTTACAGAATTCCTAAACGAAAATCCACAAGTTTGCGACTTTATATACGAGAAAATTAAGGAGCTGTTTTGAAAGTAACAGGCTTCAATGGTAGAGAGTACAATTTGAATCTCTCCAAGTATGATGTCAAGGCTAATGATACCCGCAAAAGATCAAAACACCATATCAGAGCCAGACATCTTATTAAGGAGATTTATCATAGCTACAGACTTCTTGAAGAAGTAAAGCTTCCCGGAAGTACCTCAACAAACAAGCGTTCTGTATTGTATTTAGATTTTTTTATTCCTAACATACGGAAAGCTTTTGAGGTGCACGGGAGGCAACATTACGAACACATACCATTCTTCCATACAACCAAGGCAGACTTTCTGCTTGCAAAGGCTAGAGATGAAGACAAGATAGAGTGGTGTGAACTTAACGATATTGAATTAGTTACATTGAAATATTCGGAGAATGACGATGAGTGGAGAAACACAATTAAAGGCATCTGAAAGATTAGCAGAACACATAAAAGGCATAGATGAATACATAGCTATGTCCAATGTTTCTTATTCTTCTTTTAATGTAGAGTATATCGTGGCCTCTAATTTGACCACGGGCGATATGTCAAAAATGACATCTCAAGAAATGTTTGATTCAGCATATTTGCTGTATGGGTATTCTACTTATATCCAAGATGAAATCAACAAGAACAAGGTTGCCCTGAGTTGGTGCAATGACCAAATAGAAAAGCTGGTCGCAGCAAACTTAAATAACTTTGATCAGTATACTAAACACGACGTAAAAAGACAAATCATCATACGTGAAAATAGCTATGCCGCAAGTGTAGATCAAATGAGATTGGTTGCGGAATCAAGGTTACAATCATTAGAGGGCAAGGTTTACGAACTGAAGCGTCAGGGCGACATCTTGCTAGAAAGGGCTAAAAGACTATGAATCCAGAAGATTTAAGCATAGAGGAGCTGCAAAAGCTACTTGCTAAAAAACAAGAAGAAGTGCAAGAGAGCGTTGCCGATGATGAGGATGTTTCAGTAGACAGTAACTTCAGAGTGCAGCGAAAAGAATCAGGGCCGAGAAGAGAAACTGTAAAGGCTAGAAAGAATACTTGGAGCGACAACGGTGAACACAAAGACATTGATACTCCAGATATTGAGCCAACTCCAAGAAACAGGAAAAAAGCGCACAAGGTTGAAAAGAAGTGTCACGTATGTGGCAAAGTATTTTCGGTACACCCTAGCTTAATCAGCGGAGAATTCTGGCGCTGCGATAGGTGTATAGGGAGGTAGTGATGGAACAACATTTAACAGACGCTGGAGCAGAAAGAGCTTTGCTTGCTGGATTATTTCAGCATGGCATAGATGCTTATGTTGAAGTTGCTGATATTGTTGATAGCTACACATTTGGTATTCCTAATAATCAAGTTTTGTTTACTTGCGTAAAAGATGTAATTGAAAACAATCTTGACGTTGATCTCCCATCTGTATTATCTGCGGCATCAAGACTTGGGCACTCAGAACGAGTAGAGTCCAAATCAGAGCTTGAATACATAAAGTCTCTTTTTGATTTTCCAGTAAGTCAAGACAACATTTTTAATTTCGCTGTACAGATAAAGAAGTTTGAGTTTGCTCGCAAGATTAAAAAACTAACAGACAAGATACACAAAGACGTAGACAAAATCAACGGTAGCGAGACTATCGACGAAATTATCCAGAAACTAGAAGAGCCTGTAATGGATTTTCTCAGGGAGGACGATGGAGGAGAAAAGCCTGAGAAGATTGGCAAAGATATAACAGATTACATTGAATACTTATCTGAGAATAAGTGTGATGTTATAGGCGTACCAACGGGGTTTCCAAGATACGATATAGCAATAGGCGGTGGACTAAGAAGAAAATGCGTAGATCTGGTAGCCGCTAGACCAAAGGTCGGTAAAAGTGTTTTTGCAGACAATGTTGCCGTCAACGTAGCAAGAGAAGGAACACCAGTATTGGTTCTAGATACTGAAATGTCAAAAGAGGATCATCTTAACAGAATCATAGCCAACCTAAGCGGAGTTCCGATCAACGAAGTAGCTACTGGTAAGTTTGTAGATGACGACGAGAAGAGTCAGAGAGTTCACGAAGCTGTTGAACAGATACAAGACATACCTTATAACTACGTCAGTGTTGCGGGCAAACCATTTGAGCAGATACTAAATATTATTAAACGCTGGATTATACAAGATGTAAAACAAGATGAAAATGGAAGAACAAATGATTGTGTAGTTGTTTATGACTATTTAAAACTTATGTCTTCTACATCAATAACAAATAATATACAAGAATATCAAGCTCTCGGTTTTCAAATAACAAACCTTCATAACTTGGCTGTCAAGTACGACTTCCCCTGCCTATCGTTTGTGCAATTAAACAGAGACGGTATTACAAAAGAGTCCACCGATGCTGTAAGCGGTTCTGACAGACTTATTTGGTTATGTACATCATTCTCCATATTTAAAATAAAATCGCCAGAGGAGCTGGCTGAAGACGGCCCAAGAGCAGGGAACAGGAAGCTTGTTCCCATTGTCTCAAGACATGGCGCAGGTTTAGACGACGGAGACTACATCAATATGCGGATGCTTGGCGAACATGCAAAACTGCAAGAGCTAAGAACTAGAAATGAATTTCTTGTGATGCCATCAGAAGATACTGGTTTAATAGATGTTGAAAACTTAGATAATGTTAACGAGGAGGTAGAAGAGGATGGACTTGAAGAAGATCAAAAAGCTCCTTGGGAATAATCTTGAGTTGGTATTTTCAGAGCTAGAAATAGACTATCAAAAGAATGGACAGAATATAACTTGTTCTTGCCCAGTACATGAAGACAGTGATAACCCAAACAGTTTTTCCTACAATTCTGATAGGCATATCTGGAGCTGTTGGACTAGAGGATGCCAGCAAGAATTTGGCAATGACATATTTGGACTCATAAGAGGAGTCTTATCTGTTGAGGCAGAGTCTGACGTAGGTTTTAGCGGCGCACTTAAATGGGCTTGTAAAATATTGAATATAGATAATAAGTCTGTGCATGTAGAAAAGCAAGAAGAGGATGACCAGTTTGTCTCTATGGTCAAGATGTTCTCCAAAGAGGACGTCCCCTCCTACGACGATCAGGAAGTTCGGATAGATTGTAACGTTATGCATCCCTCAGATTACTTTCAGTCAAGAGGCTTTGCAGACTCTACATTGCTTCATTTCCAAGTGGGCGACTGTGTGCAGAAGAAATCTTCTATGGTGTCCAGAGCCATTATACCAGTACACTCGCTGAATGGCGAAAAGGTTGTGGCCTACATAGGTAGGTCAATGCAGAGTTTTTTGAAGCCCAAGTTTCTTTTTACTAGAGGGTTCAATAAAAACAAATACCTTTACAATTATCATAGAGCTATACAAAAAGCGCAAGAAAAGTCTTGTTTATTTATAACTGAAGGCCAAGGGGATGTTTGGAAACTTTACGAAGCTGGCGTTAAAAACGCCATAAGTATATTTGGCAAATCAGTAAGTCCAGTGCAGAAGTCGATACTTGAAAAAAGTGGCATTACAAAGCTGGTTGTTCTTACTGACAACGATCAAGCCGGAAGAGAAGCGAAGATGAAAATACAAAGGGACATGAGCAGAATGTTCAAAGTCGTATTTCCAAGACTATCTAGAAAAGATGTTGGAGATATGTCTGTAGAAGATATAAAAACAAACGTGTTACCGCAACTAAAAGGTATGTATTAATGAATATAATTGGAATATCTGGAAAGAAACAAGCTGGCAAAAACACCGCCGCAAACTACCTTCACGGGCTAGTATTAAAGAAAATGGGCATGGTAGAAGATTTTAATATCGACAACAATGGCGCGCTTGTAATTAAAACAGACATTGAAGGAGATGAGGAGTATGGACTTTTAGATGTCACCAGAAAAGATTCTTCTTTTGTTGAATATGCTAATTATAATATGTGGCCCCATGTAAAATTATACAGCTTTGCTGACGGCTTAAAATTGTTGTGTATGGAGTTCTTCGGTCTCACTAGAAGCCAAGTATATGGCACCGAAGACGATAAGAACACGCAGACAAAAGTCCTATGGGAGGACGTTCCGACTTGGAGTAATAGCAGCCTTAATAAGAATAGAGGAGCAATGACCTCAAGAGAATTATTGCAGTACTTTGGAACTGACATTATGAGGAAGATGTACAACAATGTTTGGGTAGAATATGCAATCAAAACTATAACCAGAGAAAAGAGTGACTTAGCCATAATAGCGGATGTGAGATTTCCGAACGAGGTAGAATCAATAAAGGATGCTGGAGGCAAAGTAATAAGATTGACTAGAGAGTTTACTCAGGATAGTCACTCAAGTGAAAACGCTCTTGATAAAGAAAACTACGACTGGAGCAACTTTGACTACGTGGTCAATAATACAGACATGACTAGTCTGTTTAATGCTCTGGCTAAAATTTATAGCGAACTGGAGATCACATGTTAGTGACTTACATAAGAAGTTCAAGTTTTAATAACTACTCGTATTGTCAGATGCAATATTTTCTGACTTACGTGCTTGGCCACCAATCCACCTCTGGCAAAAAAGCTCAGCTTGGGACTGTGGTTCACAAAGTTATGGAGGTGCTAGCGGGTTGTCAACACCTACAGCAGGATAGCAAGAAGATGCTACTTGCTGACGATGCGCTTGGCGATATAAAGTTTAACCGCAAAAAACTAAAAAGTGAGGATTTTGTAAACGATATTTTGCAGCAAAGTTTTGATTGGTACACTAGTAACTGCACTCATAAGTATACTAAGTCAGATTATAAATTCTGCAAAGAGTTGACTTGGGAAGCGATTGAATATAATAATGGGATTTTTGATCCCAGAAACAGAAAGATTGTTGCCGCTGAGCCACACTTTGATATTGAGATAGAAGAAGATTGGGCTAAGTTCGACTACGAAATGCCCGATGGACAAAAAATTACAGGGAACTTGGCAATAAAAGGTACGATAGATCTTGTAACTGAGGTAGACGATGGTATAATTGAAGTCGTTGACTGGAAAACAGGAAGAAGGCTTGACTGGGCAACGGGCGAAGAGAAGACATATGAGAAGCTATGTTCAGACCCCCAATTATTACTATATAATTACGCAATATCAAAACTATTTCCTGATTATGAGCAGTCAATCATGACGATATTCTATATTAGAGATGGCGGGCCTTTCTCGATGTGCTTTGACAAGAAAGACCAAGAAAAGTTTTTGGAGATGTTAAAGCTAAGATTTCAGCAGATCAGCAGAAATCAAGAGCCAAAGCCAATGTCTTACTCAAGAAAACATTGGAAGTGCAATAAGCTTTGTCATTTTTATAAGAACAACTGGCCGGGAACAGACCAAAATATGTGTATATATACAGAGGAGCACCTTAAAAAGCACGGAATGAATGAAACCGTAAAAAGATGCACCGCCAAAGGATTTAGCGTGGGCCACTATGAGGCTCCGGGATAAGGAAAATACTATGATTCAAGTAGAAATCACAGAGGACATGAAGAAAAGAGCATGGGCCAAATCCAGAGAGATGGGAGTTATTAAGAACTCCATCATGAAGGGCGATGGCAATATAGCTGGCTTCATTGGTGAAGAGATTGCAAACGTAGTCATAGAAGGTTCTATAAGTAACACTTATGATTACGACATTGTAGATAACGACGGAACTAAGTACGACGTTAAAACGAAGAGATGTACCTCACAACCAAAGCCATACTATGACTGCTCAGTTGCTAATTTTAATACAAAGCAACAATGTGATAGATATGTCTTTGTAAGGGTAGAAAACAAAAATAGACGATGGGGAAGGGCTTGGGTTCTTGGTTGGCTTGGGCATGATGAATACTTCGAGAAGTCCCGACATTTAAAGAAGGGACAGATAGACCCCTCAAATAATTTTGTTGTAAGAGCAGATTGTCACAACGTTGCAATTTCAGAACTCAACGAATTTAGGAGATCAAAATGCTAGACTTCATATACGATAGAAGAAATTTTTTGCGAGTAGGGAGTATTGGTGCTGGACTAAGTGCCGTTGGTTTGTCTGATTACGCCTTGGCTCAAGACGCTCTGTCGTATGAAGATAAAGCCGTTGTTTGGGTGTGGCTTGGAGGAGGGCCAACTCAGTTTGAAACATTCCACGCCCCTAACGATACAGTTCCAACTGAATGGCAGCCAATCAACGGAGCTATTCATGACCCAAAAACAAACATCACTCTTGGCGCTGACTGGACAGAGCTAGCTAAACACACAAGCAAGCTCAATGTCGTCAACTCTTTTAGCCATAAAGATTCATCTCATAGGCAGGGTACTCACTTCATGATGACTGGGCATTATAACCCAGAAAGAACAACCACATCTATAGCCAAGTACCCCTCTTTTGGATCTATTGTTTCCTCTGTCTATGGCGCGAATCACCCCCAGAATGGA